GAGAAAAATGCGGCTTAACTATATTAAATGAACCGTACGCCAAGTAACACCTAAAAATGAGTTCAAATACCTCTGGATTATAATCATGGATAGTCATCACGAAGACATTAATCTTCTTTGACAGCTTAATACCTCTCTTCAAGGCACCAACCGCCAATTTGACATCAACATAACGACTACGTTCTCCGAGAACATCAACATCATCATGTAACAAATCATATCTCCTCTCAGCTGAAAAATCATTAACATCCATATCAATCAATCTTACAGCCTTATCCTTAAAAACATAAGGACAAAAAGGTCGCTTCCTATCGACATCAGGCTTTAAGGAGACACATGTGACATCACCGCTACGTTTTAATAACGATGCAGCACAAGCTCCAGGATGCGAACCAAAATCCAAAGCAGAGGAAAACCCTATTCCAAAATACCTAACAGCAAATTCAAGCCTCGCCGCATGTGTACCATAAACAGACTTAGGCACCGCATAGGGCGATGAGACAGCTAACAGTTTCTTAAACCGCCGTCTACTCAAAGATCCCATACGATACAAAATATCCCTAGAATAACCATAGGCCGTATCAAACTTCATAGCAGAAGCATCTTGCTTAAGCCAATCAAGGCCATGAATCACAATCTTCGATGGCCAAGGCCTACGTAATGGCACGGGATTAACTCCGTACAGTTCAGATATAAAATGATCAGTCGGCACAGTTGGTACCGGCCCTACAATATCAATCCGCTTCCAAGGACCCTTCTTCCTTATCTTGTCATCAATAAAAATTTCATTGATGCCGTAATCATCTTTCAAGCGTTTCAATAAATCTATACAAACGGTCCTAACACTCTTACAAAAAGGATTATCAAGCAAATGGCCTAAACACCTTTCGGCAGCAATCTTAGAATCCATACAATCACGCATACCAGGATTTAACTCCTCAGGCATTAGTAACCTTGCATGCGTCTCAACAGGCGGCCTAAATATAAAATAATCACCGTTTCTGTAATGCACATACTTGCACAAAAAATCAACATCACCCAAATATCTTGACGAATGAATAGTACCAACAGTACAACCGTACCGTGCATACTCATCAACAATGCACTGATCTGTAATATCATCAGGAACCATAATAAAATTATCATCCCCATAGAGTTTGTAAACCAAACTGGTCTTCAAACGATTTTCAACGCCCCTAAACACCAAACGGTGAATAAGAGTATTGTCATTCGCTGTACTAGCCCATCCACTTTTCATACCCTGAAAAAGCTTAAAAAGATGTCCACCAGGAAACAACACATTAGCTTCCACCATATCGTCAAATACATCCAAAAATTTATTAATGTCACTATTTGGCAGCCCAGTTTCACCGAGCAGCCATTCATAAAATTTCTTCAATTCAAACAATAATATAGAATGCAAATGAGCATCCCAACTCTTTATATCAACCGAAACATATCTAAAACCAACTGGAGCAAAACCCTTATAAGCTTTAAAAAACTTTGCAAAATCGTTGGCACCACCGTGCATCCACGAACTACCCACAGCACACCAATCAAAATAACGATTCATAAAATTAGCCACCGGCTGAACTACCAACATTGCAATCAACATTGGAGAAAAACCCGCATACATAATCAAACGACCCTTATCCTTGAC